ACCACTTAGACAAAGACTCCTCAGTTGGGTCAATGTCCGATGGGATAAACGCAGAAATTTTCTTGTTTACCCCGCGAGCTTCGAGGACATCCTTAATAGCTCGTTCTCTTTGTGCTTTGGATACGCCTTCAAATTGAGCACGAAGCTCTTGAAGTTCTTTATCCTTTTGCTTTGCTGCTTTACGCAGTTGTTTGACGAGATCATTGCTTGAATTTGAAGAAGTATCTTCAACCTCAAAATCGTCGTCCTCGTAGTCGTTATTGGACATAGTCCATCTCCCTATCATTGTTTGATTACGCCAGCCACATATTCCGTTGGGGTACGGGTATGGCTCTGACTTCTGGTCTTAGTGTGTCTCTCCGTTAATGCCAGCTTGCTTAACGGCAGGTCTATGTTTAGAAGCTACCTGCTCCTGATTCGCGGTACATACCCACGCTTGATGCACGGTCACGGCTTAGTGCGTTTTGAGCAGCACCAGATGAACCAGCAAATGCTGCTTGTTCAAGTGCTGTTAGTTTCTTACGTTTGTTAGCAGCACCTACTGCACCGCCTGTGCCAAATACTTCTGCTTCAGCGACTGCTTGTGTATAAGCATCTTGCTGGTAGATGTCAGCAAGTTGTGCTGCACGTGGCAACATTCCACCGATTGTTTGGTATCCCTGTTCTGCCTGTTGTTTTGTAACACCATAACGGGCTAGATTTTCTGCAGTTGCGGCCTCTGTTGTAAGTCCTGCAGCAAGGGCTGCACCACCGATTTCAGCTGCAGTTACCTTACGCTTAATAGCATCTAGCGCCTTGCTTGGATCTAATGTGTAAGCCAAGATGTCACCATTAGTAATATCTGGATAGAAAGCCTTGAGTGCTTTATACACTTCTGGGTTTGCATTAGTTACGCGGTTCTGTGCTGTAAGAACTCTATCTTCTAACTCTGTAGCAGATACGTCATTAGCAAGAAGTTGTTGGAATCCAGCCTGTGTACCCATTGCATCTTTTGCATAATAGGTCTCTGGTAATCCATAGTTACGCATAATGTTTTGGTACTGGTCTTCCATAGCAATATATTCTGCTGGAGATAAAGCGGCTAAGCCTTTAGAAATGCGGTCTGCATTAGCAGCAAAACGTTTCTTATAAGCCTCTGTATTTTGTAATTGAATTGTAAGTTCTGATGGTGATGACCCACTAATAATAAAACCTTTAAGTGGTTCTACTAGGGCGCCAAGTCCATATCTTGAAAACTCTGACATTAAAATATCGTAAGCAGATTGACGTTCACCTTGAGCCTGTGCTGCAGCATTTGCTGCTGCTGTTTGTTGACCAGCAAGTAATGCTTGCATTAGTGCATCATTTGTTGCATTAGATGGAGCGGCTGGAGTAACAGGTGCTGCAGTTGGAGCTGCTGTTGTTTGGGTGTAATACTGGCCAAGAAGACCTGCTAATTTACCAAGGTCACTTGTAATGCCAGTTGCAATTTTTGTTACTTCTGAATTTTTTGTTGAAGATGTTTTAGGAGCAGGCGTTGCTGGCTTAGCAGTGACTGGAACTTTTCCACTTATTGCACCTGGTGCTGATGTGTTTTTTGGCGTTGCCATTTTTACCCCATAAATCCAAAGTCTTTAAGGACCTTAGTAACTGAATTGGAAACATCTTCACGTGCATTGTTGGTGTATTGCCAACGTGAATCTTTACGTAAATCTTTTTCAAAGTCGTATAAAGACTTAGTTCCAACTTTGCCATCTGGCATTGTGAAAGATAAAGCGCCGCGAACTGTTGGGTCAAATACGTCAATACCAGAATCAGGTATCTCAAGGATACGGCTCATAGATTGAATGTATGGATCTGCCAAAGTCTTTAGGTCAATACCTGCTTTAATCTTGTCTGCAAACTGTGGGAAAGCAGATGCTGCGCTTTCACGGATAGTATTAAGAACTGTATCTTCATCAATAATTCCAGCATTAATCTTATTTGCATAATCTGCAGTAGCCGCATCGGATAAGTTGATTCCATTATTGCGTGCTAAGTTTTTAATAGCAATGAAGTACTTACCTGATAAACCTTCTGGAATACCAGCCTTGTTAACAGCTACTTGACCTGTAGCAACCTTCTTTTTAACTTGCTCATCAAGCCATAGCTTAGGGTCAAGGTTATCTGCTGTGAGATACTCACTCTTAATAAGATTACCATTTTGGTAAGTCTCTTTAATGGTTGTCTTTGACTTTCCATCTTTACCAGTGTATTTTTCTTTAAGAGCTGGAAGCCAAGTAGCAATTTCATCTTGGCGTGCATCTCTACCATAATAACCTTTAAATACTTGGTTAATTGTTTGAACAAGTGCTTGGTCTTTAGGTATTGTAGATGATGTTTGAGTGCGAGTAAATGTTCCAGATTTTTTTGCTTTAGTTTTAGGGGTTGGAATATTGTTTAAATCAATATTAAAACCAAGGGAACTTAGAGTGTCAGATAACCCCTTAGAGGTTGCCGATGATGTCGGTGTCGGTACCTTTGGATCTGCCATTTTATTCCTTTACCGTTAAATACTTATCAACAACAAGGTCTTGGGAAAGGAATCTATCGTAAAGATAGGCAAACCCTAGTTTGTCATCGTTTTTAAGTTTGTTTACTACGCTGTCATAAATATACTTCAAGTCAATATTTGACTTAGCATCAATAGTCCCAGCAAGGCCATTAGCCTTTCTAGTAACAAGTTCTTGAGCAATCGCTTTTCTTACATCAAGGTATGCTGATACAGATTTCCACGTTGTATTATTCTTATTATCCTTAACAAACTTATCATTGCTAAGAATTTTATTAAGCCCAGATATAATACGGTTTGTCTTTGAACCATCTGAATCAAGATAGTCATCATACCAAGCAGTTCTGACATATTCACCAGTTTTGGCATCCCACATTGGTTTACCTTCTGGGTCTGACTGAACTGCTAGTTTTTGAACAACCTGCTCTTTTATATACTTAAGATCTTCTGCACCAGATTGCTGAATAGATGCTAAGCCACGCTTTTGTAATTCATTATCAATAGCATCGCTTACTTGATTGAATATAATCCAACCCTTTTCAGCTTCATTTTTGCGCTGAGCTTCAGCAGGGCTTTGAGCCTTGAGGAACTTCTCAGGAGAATTCTTAGATATAGTTTTACGATGTAAGTAATCGTATGCGCTTTGAGAAAAGTCATAACCAGTAGGATTGTTTACTACTAAACCAATTAACTTTGGCTCTATACCTGAAAGTTCTTCAACTAAACCACTGTACTTTTCAAGATTTTTAGTTGCTGATATTGAAGATTGTACGCTTGTTGGGTTAGATGACAAACTAGAAGCAAATTCAAAGAAATCTGGGAAGTCATTCAAGTACTTTGAGTCAGCATCAAGACCATATAAGCGTTTGTATTCACGCGACTTATCAAGGTAGTACTTGTAAGGACTATCAAAACGTGGAGCAAATGGCATAATAAGCGCAGCTCCTGTACGCATATTCCAGTATTGCTTAGTCATACTCATAATCTTTCCAGCAGGAACAGGTGGCTCGCCGTTACGCTTTGCTTTCTGTTGTTCTGTCTTCCAGATTAATTGATATGTATTAGCAAACTGCTTATTATCTAATCCTTCAGCACCAGTGCGAGCCTTTTGTACCCACGTTGGTAGAAATCCAGACAAAGCATCTTTAGTTGGTCCGTAAGGAAGTACAAATTTTAATGTATCTTCAAATGAAGGCTTGCGTTTTGCAATTTCTGATGCAGGAACTCCAATATATGGACCTACTGGGAAGACATCACTAAATACATTTGGGTTGCCCTTCATATAAAGAACATCCATACCGCCTTGGAAAAGAATATCAAGCGATTGCTTTGGAATACCCATTTGATTTAATGAGTTAAGCCCTGGAATCTTTTGCATTGGCTTAGGTAATTCAACCCAAATTACATCGCTACCAGATGTTTCTCCTGGCTTGACTGGATTACCGTCTTGATCTGTAACAAGACCTGCTTTGTTTGGTGAGTTCCATACAAGGTATCCACGATTTACTAATTGTGGGTTTGCTACCGCTAACTTAAACCAAGTTTTGTAAGCATTTTCTTGCGCTGAGAAGAATGGGCTAATATATTTCATAGCTGCTGCAAGATTAGTTTTGCGTTCAATATTAAAAAGAACGCCTTTCATCTCACGCAAAGCGTATTTGTGAGCAGCACCCATAATTGCTTCTTGGTCTGCTTGAAGAAATTTATCGCCTTTTAACTCAGCCATTATGTTTACACGACGAGCTGCTTCTTTGCGATAGTAATAAACATATAATGGGTTACGCGCCCACGTATCTTCAGGTAAAGTTCCCAAGAAGTGGAAAGCGCTGTTAATAATTTCTCTGCCTTTAAACCTAGAAAGGTTAAATAGGTTTTCTTCAAGAGCGTGACCGTGAATAATTGGCAACTCTGTTGGGTCTTTGAAAGCACCGCGTAAATCATTTGCAGTAATATCTTTTAATTTACCACGTAAGTTAGATGACTCTGGTAGATATTGGTCTAGGAATCCATTAACCTTTGCAACGTATTCTGTAGACTCACTTGATTCAATACCTAGACGGCGACGCAAATCACGTCCTTCTGGTGAGTTACGTAACCATTTAGCAATATTGTCTGCTGATTCTCCAGCAACAATCTTCTTTACTACTGCTGAGTTACCAAACTGTTGACGAAGTGTCTGCGCCCATTGGTCAAAGTATCCAGGATCTGTTGGACGAATTGCCTGAATACCTTTTGTAGATAATTGGCGCATATACATATCGGTATTACTATCTACCATACGCTCAAATGAGTTACCAGATGAGGCAATCTTACGGAACATCTCACCTAGTGGGCCACCGAAAGCATCGTGAAGAATATATTTCTTGCCATCTGATGTTGTTATTTCATAAGAACCAGTACCAATACGAGCCTTTGGTTCTAATTTCTTAGAACGACCAAGTACATCTGAGTAATGGTTATAGACTGCAAGTTTTTCTTCTTGTAAAAGTTTTAAAGTATTAAGTTCACCAGCAAGGTCTAAACTGTCTGGCTTTAAAGATACCTTTGCTTCTACTTCTGCAATTTGTTTCTTAAGGTCATTAAGTTCTTTGATAACACCAGTACTAGATTCCTGTACTTGACGTAGAGTCATACCAGCATCTACTGGGCGATAGCGGTCAACAAGACGTGCTGGGACTGCGATGCTGTTATTAATAATGTTTTTTGCTCCAGAGCCTAAATGACGCAATGAAGCAAAAGAACCAACAGCTGCTGCAATACGTAACTGTGAATCAATACCGTTACGGATCGTATATCCAAGTCGAAGCAATGCTCCAGCCTTAAAAGCATCTTGTAAAACATCTGCATAATGTAGGCTTGTATCTACTGCGCGACCTTTGAAGGAATTAAGTACTGAAGTATTACGCTTAAGCAATGAATCCATTAATTCAAAGTTCATCAATGGAAGATAGTCTGCAGTCTGTGATTCAAACTGCGGAACTTTTAAGATTGAACCATCAGTATCAACCATAAAGCCTTTGTCTTTTGCAGACTTAAGCGCTGAAGTTCTAGCACCGTTATAGTTGTTGTAAATATTGTTTGCTACTTCTTCATCAATATTGTACTTTTTAGCAATCTCACGAAGTGCTGAACCCTCAAGGTTCATAGTTGCAATATAACGCTGTTCAGGTGTAGATGCTGCAATATACTTATCAAGTAAATTCTTGCTTTGTTCTGGTGTTAGCCCAACAAGTTTTTGAACTTGATTAACTGTAGCAAGTACTTCTCTGTATGAGTCTGGATCATTAAAATCTACAAGACCTGCAGGGCGCTCGCCTTCTGCCCAAGAAATCTTTTGATATAAACGGTGAAATGGAGTTGGTTGATAAATCTCTACACGAGAACGACCAACTGCTTTGTCATAAAATTTAACTGCACGTGACTTAGCAACTGCATCTTCAGCGCCTTGTAAAATTTTACCAGTAGTACGAGTAAGTGCTCCACCACCTTGACCTAATCCCATAAGGTCTGCAAAGTATTTATCACTTGCTGCTAATGACTTGTAATTTTCTTCTGCTGCTTGAATGACTGCAGGATTCTCATTAAGGAATGGAATCATTCCAGTTCCATCTGGCGCTGAGAATAGTTTATATTCATCAACTGCTGATAAATCACCACGTGCTGTTTCAAGAGCATCTGTAATGTATGCACGTTGCAAACGAAGTTCATCCATTGCTGCAGGATCACTTAATGCTGAACGTAAAATTAATGCTGTTTCATCACGGTCTACTGAATCACCTAGTAGGTGAGCAAGAAGTCCTGGTTGGTTAGAAGCACGAACCATAGGGTGTGATAAAGCATAGGTTGAATCGTTATTAGTAAAGTCATCTAGTACTTTAGTAAAGCGATTATTAACACCATATTGTGCTTTAGTAATATCTTCAGCAGCTTTAGCAACAGCATCAGCGTTCTTAAGAACACCTGTTCCTAATTGACTTGCTTTTAATACTTTGGCTGCTTTACCGCCAGCAAGTGTTACATCGCCAATTAATTGACCTACAAGGTCAACGCCGCCTGATAACCATTTACCCCAAGCACTTTTCTTAAATGCTTGTTCACGTTCTTTTGGGTCATATACGTTAAACTTTGGATCATAGTAATTTCTATATGAGCTAAGAACTGATTGACCAAATGAAATATCTTGAGCGCCAGTATAGGCTTTCTTCCATTCATTAGGGTTGAAAATATCACCAAGGTCTGCACGACCAGAAATTATATCCCCTTGAACAAGATTAATTGTTGTTAATGGTTCACGGATATACTCTTGATTAATATGATTAATACGCTCAAGTGCTGGTTGCACTCCTGGTACCTTCATAACTGCTCCACCTGCTGATGCAAGTGGTTTAATTATATCTTTGCCTTCTTTTTGGGCTGCAGTTTTAAATGGTTGAATAAAACCATTGTATTCTTCTGCATCATTCCAAGGAGCTGTACCGATGTCCCAAGCAAATTGAGCAATACCTTTGCCTGCTCCTAAAAGTTCTCCGCCAAATTTTACTGCGTTAGAAGCAACTTTTTCTGCAGTATTTGCAACATCACCAATTCGATTCCATATACTGCTCACTGCATATCCCAAAGCTGTCGAATAATATTTTTGGTTTCTGGTGATGTATTAGGTAAATCTGCTACATATGCAAGTACTGGTTTGTAAGCCTGAATGTTTGCACGAAAGTTTGTGTCATCAGGTTTGCGAAGTGCAAGTGCTTCTGAACCCATACCAGCACCGACATCAACACCATTAGTTACGGGAACATCTGGTTCTTGTGTTGGTGCATACAAAGGCGTTACTGGTGTTGCTGGTGTTGCAGCACGTAATTCTGTCATAGTTGTTGGACGTGTGTCTGGAGTCTTAGCAAGTGGAGCACCTGAAGCGGCAGCAGCATCACCTGATGTTTGACCATAATATTCTGAAGGAGCGCGATCTGTGCGCTTTGCATACTTTCCAGGACCTGATACACCCTTAAGCGGGTTTTTGGCATCTTCAAGCGCCATCGGTATCCTCCTGTATCTTCTCTAAATCGTTTGAAAATTCTTCCCACACTCTATGAACTCGTGATGTACGAGTGGCGTGGTATATCGCTAATTCCATTAGCTCTTCTGTAAATACTGTAATGCTATTCGATAAGTTGTGCAGAAACCCAGTAAGTACTACTAAGAAATCTGCAAGGTGAACTGAACGCGGAACATCGTTTGGATTATCCACGTTCAGCCCACCTCACTAGAAATTAATTAACCCTTTTTAACTTTGTTACCTGGACGTCCTGCTGGAGTTACTCCGAAGTATGTCTTTCCACCTGCTGGCTTAGAAGTATCCTTCTTGCCCTCAACTGGCTTTGACATAGGGGCTGGAGCCTGTGTTCCTTTTTTCATATTGCACCTCCTCTACTTTATGCCGCGCCGCCGATTGAGGCGAGCAATGATGCAATGTCTGGTTTTCCTTGTGGAGCTGGTGAACCAGCAGCAGGGGCCATACCGCCAGGTTGTGACTGTATTGGCTGCGAGGCAGAAGCGGAGGCCGCACCTGCTGCTGGATTCATCATTCCAGGTGCCATTGCTGGCATCTGAGGTTGTGGTTCTGGCGCAAAAGCCTCTTCCACAATAGTTTCGATTTGCTTACCCTTTTGACGGCCTTTAATTACTTCGGCAATACGGGTAATAATCTGTGATGGATCTTGTCCTTGTTGAGCAGCCAACGGAATAGTTTGTGCATATTGTGCAACGGCAACGCGCAAGGCATCGCGCATCTCTTCAATATCAACCTTTTGTTCTTCTTGCGATACGTTAATTTCAATAGGAAGTTCACGACGTACATAGTCACGTGATACAAGTTTGTCTGAACGCATTTGTAGCAAAGCAATAGTTGCACGGTTTGGATCCATACCAGACATAATTCCGTAACGGACATCTACTGTGTAGTCTCCGTTAATAACCTTAGATGGAACGTACTTCATTGAATACGGTGTACCATCATCAATGCCGCGAATTTCTTTAACTTTGTTACCAAAGATTTTTTCATCTACCTTAAAGCAAAGACCGATAACTTCAACAAAGAGTTTAGCAAACTGTGCTTGAGCTGCTTTAATCTGTGTATCAAAGCCTGCTTGTAGTGCTTGAACTCCACGTCCTGTTACGACTGAAGCATCTGTCTGACCTGAACGAGATTCAGGATAACGAGCACCCATACGAAGTTCACGCTCTAGGATACCTGACTCTTGGAAGACACCTGCTGGTAGTTCTAATGGAACACGGCGGATACCTTGTGGATTAGCAGAGCGCATAATCGCATCAGGACCCAAAGCAAGTTCTTGTACATCTTGTGGGATAGCAATAGGTGCTTGGATTGACTTCTCAGCTGCTTGAATCTGCAAGACTGCAAAGCGAGCACGAGCAAGTTGTACTGCAAGCACGTCATCAAACTGACCGCGTGATTCACCGTCAATAGATGAACGCTGTGCTACACGTACTAGACACTCACCGATTGGGTTAGGTGTACGAGATAGAATTAAATCTTTACGCTCTGGTAGGTAAATTGTGTCTTGATCTTTGTCGTGATAACGAATCAAAGATAGATACGGTGAACCTGGTGTAAAAGAGTTCTTGTTTAGAATTTGGTCTGCAAACTCTGGATACATAGACGCTAGTGTCTGAGCATCCATACCAACAATTTGAGTTAATGAAATACAACGACCAAAGCGATCTACCTCTGGGTATGCACCAAATGGATTAACAAACTTAATAATAGGGTTGTTGTTCTCATAATCAAAGTCAATCATTGCAATTAACTGACCGTAAGTGTTAAACCAGTCAGCACCTGTGTACATCTGAATCTGAACATCAGACTCATCAATGTAGTAGTTAGCAACACGAGCACGCATATCAGCGGCACGACGTGCAGCGTCAGAGACCATATTAGATGCTGAGCAGTTAAACGATGGCAGTGGTGCCATAGCTTCTGCTAAGTCACGAGCTGATACGTCAATGAGGTTTGCAATCAGAGGCTTTGGATATTCCTCAGAAAACATAGAGGGATA